AAGATAATGACATTACCCAATGGCTACAAAGATGCCAATGACATGCTCAAACAAAAAGAATTTCAAGGCTTTACTAAAGCTTGGTGGGAAGCTAAAACTTATACTCCATCAGGTATCATGGAATTGTCTAGTCAAAAAGATAACTGGCTTAACAGAGAAGTAAAAGAAAGTATTGCTTATCCTTGGGAAGGACTTAATAAAAAACTATATGGATTAAGACGAGGTGAGTTAGTAACTCTTACTGGTGGAACTGGACTCGGTAAGTCTTCAGTCACTAGAGAGCTTGAGCATTGGCTAATTAAAACTACTAAAGATAATGTAGGTATCATTGCTCTTGAAGAGAACTGGCTTAGGACTGCAGACGGTTTAATATCCATTGAAGCAAATGATAGACTGTATCTTAATGAGAAACGAGATAGTTATTCCGAAGAAGATTTAAATGCTTTGTTTGATAAGGTAATACAGAAGAACAGAGTATTCATTCATTCACATTTGGGTGCGACAGACATTGATGAGATATTCGCAAAACTACGATATATGATTGTAGGTTGCGAGTGTAAATGGGTCGTGGTTGACCACTTGCACATGCTTGTCAATGTCTTAACCGAAGGCGATGAACGAAGAGGTATTGATAACTTAATGAATAGACTGCGTAGTTTAGTTGAAGAAACGAATGTCGGCTTGATTCTAGTATCGCATTTAAGACGAGCTACAGGCGACAGAGGACACGAAAAAGGTGTGACTGTATCATTGAGTCACCTTAAAGGTTCACAAGGCATAGCACAGCTTTCTGATTGTGTTATTGCTTTAGAAAGAAATCAACAAGCTACTGACCCTAAAGAAGCTAACACTACTAAGGTTAGAGTATTGAAGTCTAGATATACTGGAGACACTGGATTAGCTTGTGCCTTACAGTATAATACTGAAACTGGTAGATTATTTGAAGTAGATACGGAGGACACATTTGACAATGAAGAAATTGGTTTTTGATATTGAAGCAGATGGATTAAATCCCACTAAGATTTGGTGTATTGTTGCTAAAGATTTAGATGAAGGTACTTGCCGTACTTTTAATCCTAATCAATTACTTGATGGGGTTGAGTATTTACAAAGTGCTGATGTTTTAATTGGGCATAATATTATTGGCTACGATATACCTGCTATAGAAAGAATAATGGATGTTAAGTTAACTGCTAAAGTCGTTGATACTTTAGTTATGTCCAGATTATTTCAACCCGTAAGAGAAAACGGACACAGCTTAAAAACTTGGGGATATAGAATTAACTTTCACAAACAAGAACAACCTGATGACTTTGATAGTTATACACCACAGATGCTTGAGTATTGTGAACAAGATGTATTACTTAATGAAAAAGTTTATTACACTTTACTTAAAGAAGGAGTAGGCTTTAGTCAGGAAAGTATCGAGTTAGAAACTCAGGTTGCTGAGATAATGAATCAACAAGAAAAGACTGGGTTTTTATTTGATTTAGAAAAAGCCACTATGCTTTTAGCACAATTAAAATCTAGAATGCTGGAAGTAGAAGATGAAGTACAACGCACATTTAAACCTAAGTGGGTAGATGATAAACTTGTTACCCCTTACATAAAGAAAGATGGCACGTTATCTAAACGTGGTATGACCGATGAAGAATATGAAAAGTGTTTGACCACTAAAAACTATGACCCCTTTATGCGAAGAAAACTACAAGAGTTTAATCTTGGTAGTCGCAAACAGATTGGTGAATACTTAGTAGACTTTGGGTGGAAGCCTGAAAGATTTACACCTACGGGTCAACCTATAGTTGATGAAGGTACACTTAAAAAGATAGAACACATCCAAGAAGCTCGGCTCATTGCCGAGTTTTTATTATTACAAAAGCGTATAGCTCAAATCTCCTCATGGATAGATGAACTACAAGGCGAAAGAGTGCATGGTAAAGTAATACCTAACGGTACGATTACTGGTAGGATGACTCATAGAAATCCTAACATGGCTCAAATCCCGGGAGTTTATAGTCCGTATGGAGAAGACTGTCGTGCTTGTTGGATTGTGCCCGAAGGTTATAAACTATTAGGTATTGATGCTAGTGGATTAGAACTTAGAATGTTAGCCCACTACATGAATGACGAAGAATATATTGACGAGGTTATTAATGGCGATATACACAAAACAAATCAGGAACTTGCAGGACTTGAATCAAGAGATAAAGCAAAAACTTTCATCTATGCACTTATCTACGGAGCTGGAGATGAAAAGCTTGGAACAGTGGTTGGAGGAAAAAGAGAAGATGGTAAGCGACTTAGAAAGCGTTTTCTTACCAACTTGCCATCACTTGAAACTCTTACGAACAGAGTTCGAGAAGCTTCGAGAAGAGGATTCTTAAAAGGTTTAGATGGTAGAAAGATTTATGTCAGACATGAACATGCTGCTTTAAATACTTTACTACAAGGTGGAGGTGCGATAGCCATGAAAAAAGCTATGTGTATCTTTGATAATAAAATAAAATTAAATACACTTGATGCTAAGTTTGTTGCTAACATTCACGATGAATGGCAGATGCAAGTTAAAGAAGACATAGCAGAATTTACTGGTCTTATGGGTGTTGAATGTATTGAAGAAGCAGGACAGCAGTTGGGCATGAGATGTGCTTTGACTGGCGAGTACAAGCTAGGAGGGAACTGGAGTGAAACCCACTAAGAAAGATAGAAAGAAGTTTGACCTTGATTTACAATACGGCTCTATTAGAGAAGATAGAATCGCAGAGATGTTAACCAACAAAAAAATTGAGGTTAAGTCAGAAAGAGATATATGGGTAGGTACGAATAACATTTGTATTGAGTATGAATCATGGGGTAAACCCTCTGGTATTCGTGCTACTGAATCAGATTATTGGTTTCACAACCTTTGTATTGGAGAAGAAGAATACTGTACCTTAGTTTTTAAAACTGATGTACTCAAAAAGATTGTAGATAAATTAGATACTTTCAAAACTGTAAGTGGTGGCGACCACAATGCTAGTAGAATGTTCTTAGTTAATTTACCTAAATTATTTTCAACAGATGTAATAAAAGCATTTAAGGAGTTAGATGATGATACCAAAAAGTAATAAAAACGAAGAAGAGTTTGACTTAATCAAACCAGACAACTATAATAAGTTCACGTCTGAATCAGGTCATTGGTATACTCAAGAAGGAGAACCGATGTACACTATCATTGGTGCTAATGGTAGGGAAAGAAATACCACATTAAGAGATGCTAAAACATTAGGTTTAGTACCTTCTGTCACAACGATTATTGGTATGATAGCTAAACCATCTTTAGAGAACTGGAAAATAAATCAGGCTCTAAACTCAGCATTATCTTTAGAAAGATACGAGAACGAATCGCTTGATGAGTTTTCCGCTAGATGTAAATACGACTCTAAAAAGATTAGTATTGAAGCTGCTGAACAAGGTACTAAAATACATGGCATGATTGAAAGAGGTTTCTTAGGTAAAGAAAAAACTAAACCATACGAAATTATTAAAGAATGGTTAGATGAAACTTATCCTAATGAAGATTGGGTAGCAGAAGATTCTTTTTGTGCTACACAAGGCTATGGTGGTAAAGTTGATTTGTATTCTAAATCAGGAATATTTATTGACTTTAAAACTAAAGATAATTTAGAAGGTAAAGACCCTGCTAAATTAGTTTATGATGAACATGGTATGCAACTTTCAGCTTATGCTCAAGGTTGTGGCTTTAAGAAAGCAGAACGAGTATCTATTTTTGTAGACCGAAAAGATACTGAAATTATTTTGTATCATGTTTGGGATAAAGAATCGCACACTAAACACTTAGGAATGTTTAATAATATTTTAGAGTATTGGAAACTTGCTAAGAACTATGACTCTACTGTGAAGAAAAATGGCAAGAAGAAAACCAAGAAAACCAAGACCTAAGAAAGAGGCAGGTATTCCTAGAGGCTACGATAGTCATTGGGAATACGAAATACATCAAAGATTATTTAATAAATGGCTGCATCATTACGATACAGTTAGTTATAATATTCCTAAGAAATACGAACCTGATTTTGTCAGAGTGTTTGATGATGAAAAGGTTATCTTAATTGAAGCTAAGGGTAGGTTTTGGGATTATGCAGAGTACAGTAAATACATTCACATTCGTGATGCTTTACCTGACAATGTTGAACTAGTTTTCTTTTTTCAAAAACCTTATGCCCCTATGCCTCAAGCTAAAAAAAGAAGAGACGGGAGTAAAAGAACTCATGCTGAATGGGCAGAAGCTAACGACTTCCGTTGGTTCTATGAAGGCAATTTACCTGATGAATGGAAAGACAATGAATTATAAATTTGATGAAAAAGTTATTTTAAAAATGATAGAA